GGCAAATGGATTCTTAGACTTGGTTTCATCAAAGTTGGCAAAGTACATTAGACAGTTTTCAATACCATCTGCAATCATTTCATCTCGGTAGGTATAGTTGATGAAGTTTGGCTTATGTGATAACCCCTCGGCAATCTTCATAAAACATTCTCCTATGTAATTTGGTATAGGAGGTGGTTTAAGTTTCTTTTCTTTTGCCGCTTTGGCTGCAGCCTTATACTCTGCCAAAGCTTGTAGAAAGTCTTGATTGTTAATGTAATTTTTAGTTTTCTTGGGGATATTCATTCAATTATACCATAAAAAGTTGTTGACAAAGGGCTTGACAATGTGATATAGTCCACGGTGTAGTCTGTTAATGTTAATGTAATATTAAATCTTTACCTGATTTAGATATTTCTTCCATAACTTCCATCATATTGGACATTTCCTCATCTGTTAAGTCTTCCATACCTTTAACTTGTAAAGCCTTAGATTTCTCCACAGTATCCAAATAGTGTTCTACCATTTCAAGATTAGGATTCATAGTTAATAAGATATCATCCACAGAGATTGTGGCTATATTCTCAGTAATCAAAGAGTGTGGTAAGTAATTTAATAATACCAATTGACCTTGACTACCTTTAAGGTGTTGTACGTGCATCAATAATGGATCATATAGTATCACAAAGTCTTCTCTGAAATCCATATTAGCTATAATATCGTTGTTATCTTTTAATCTAATAATACGAATGTTATTTTCCATTTTTTAGTCCTATGTTATAAAGTTTAAATGAGAACTGTTCTTCATTATATATCTTAGTCCTTTCCACAAAATGGCGTAAGGTAAAATTCATATGTTTCTTGTGTCTCATGTCGTCAGCTATATCATAGAGCGTAGCTTTTTCTTTACCTTCTGAGTTACGAAGTCCCCGTCCAATAGACTGAAGATTGCGAACTCTTGACTTTGACGGAGATGCGAAGATAATATTATGTAAATTACGAATATTAATTCCAGTACTAAAGGTGCCAAAAGAAGCCACAATAATAGCATCATTTTCTATCTCCATAATTCTACGTATTTCTTCACGGTCTGCTGTCTCAGTTCCGCCATGGACAAAAAAGACTTTTCTCTCTACAATCTTCTCTGAATCCTTAATCATATTATACAACATTTTACCATGCCTGTCTACCATCTGATAGAGAACCAGAGTGTTTTTATTCATAGATAATGCAAGATTTTTAATGAATTTATTTCTAGCTTCATTTTCAATTAGGTAAGTTATCTCTGCTTGATAATCGGCATCTTTCATCTGCTCACATATATCATCTGGATGTTTTAATACCAGACACTTAATCTCAAAGTCTGATACTTTACCTTGTTCCATCAATTCTTTTGTGGTGATGACCTTCTTTACCGCACCAAATAAACCTTCTAATACCAGTTTATGTGTCTTGGTACCATCTAAAGTACCAGTCAAACCTACACGATATTTGGTTCTAACACATGAAGTCATTATATGAGCTAACGATTGAGCCTTGAATAAGTGTGCTTCATCACCAATAACATAATCAAACTGTTCAAAGAAATATGGAGGCATCTTATACAAAGATTGCCATGTAGAGATGGTTAGAGGTTTGTCCGTGGACTTATCTTTACCTTGATATACACGATGTATTATATTTTCTAATGAGCCGTTATTGTAATCACCAAAGTCGGAGAATAACTGTTCAACCAAAGAAGTCGTAGGAACGATTATCAGACCTTTCATGTCTTGATACTGATGTAGTTGTCTAAACAGTAGGTAGATGATTAAGGACTTGCCGGAGGCGGTCGGAGATAGCAGGAGTGTTCTACGCTTCTGCATTGCATGAATATATGCACTAACTTGATGGTCGTTGACCGTGATTGGTTTACCTTGTGAATGTAGGTTAAGAGACTCAAAGAATTTTTTAGCATGATATACTGAACACTCATCTTCTAGGTCAGCTCTTGTGTGGTCATATTCGTATGTATAACCACGGTCTTTTAAGAATTCTTGTATGTACGTAAGTAATCCATGATACATTAGATTGCTTCTTAAGTCCAATAGACGGATTTTCCCGTCCCATATTCTATTTCTAAAGGCAGGAGTAAACTGGTGTCCTGGTACCATAAAAGTAAAGTACTCGGACATCTCTCTGAGTATATGTTTCTCTGCGTTTATTCTAACATATACTTCATTGACTTTACTAATAATAACATCAGCCATTATGGTGTCCATTTTTTTTAATTTTTTCTCTATACAAGGCTGAACAAGTTAAACAGCAATATTTTTGCCTCAGCTGATAACCAGGATTAAATATAATACCACAATTTAAGCAAGGTTTACTATAATCAACTCTATTTTTTCTCATGCCTGAAAAATTATTGCCTTTAATTTTTTTAGACCTTCTTATTGTTCCGGCTTTTTGTTTTTCTGTACGGTTTTCTCCAGTTAAAAGAGATTTTGGACTAGATTTACCTTTTCTGGAAGGAGGTAAATCTCCACCTTTGTTAATATTCCAACCTATATTCTCGATAGGTCTATACTGTTCTTCTATTTTTCTAGCTTCTTGTTGATTCAAACCTTCATGTAAACAAACAATATCAACCTTTTCTTGTCTACATCGGTTTCTTAAGTAATGATTTTTTGTGTTATGTTTGTGGTTATCAAATCTTTTCTCAATTGTTTGGGAAGTTATACCAATATACCCTTCAGACTGCGGGTCATTGTGTTCAGGGTATTTGATCCAATATACTTTATACATAATCTTATTTAGTCAAATGAAATCTTTCAGTTGTTATTGACCACCAATAAACTTTTCCCACTGGATAAAATCACGGATTTGCCAGGTTCTTTGTTTAAGTTCACCCATTATAGATTCTAAAGCTGATACCACTTCTTCATGGTATACTTTCTTTTCTTGTAGTTTGATTAAGTCTGTATCAGAATCCAAATATGTTGCAACTTCAGCCTTGAGTGTAAACTGAAACGGTTCCCAACCATATTCTTCCAACTGTTCTTGTGACATTTTACCTGTGTAGTATTCCCATTTAACTTTCTTCATACGTTGAAAATCAAAGAAGGCTTTCTTAGAAGCAATCTTATGTTTGGTAAGAATCTGTAGGTATTTGCTGTGTAGTATTGGTATGCGAATCAACTCTTTGGACGGTTCCGTCTGGTCAATTATTGAATCTTTATCCCAATATTTTAATATCTGTTCAAGTGTTTCCATAATATATCCTCAAATATAAACATTATATCATAAATTACTTATGCCGTCAATATTTCATAGTAATCGTATCTAAAACTAGCTGATGCGGTAATGATATCATCCGCAGATTGTTTTGTATCAAAATCTATATCAGAAATGCTAGTAGGAAATACATTATAATATTGAATTCTGATATTAGAATTGTTTAGGTTGGTAAGTATTGTCAATGTGGCATCAGAAAAGTTATCTTTTGGTTTAGGATTCCTACCAATAAAACCATCAGGATTAGCAATCTGATTTAACCAATCTTGTAAATTTTGCCACGTTACTAAATCTTCATCCACAATAAAAGTAACATTCAATGGATTATATGTTAACTTAGTACCAGGAGAATATAGATTGACAAATGGTGTAGATCTTGTGGCCTCATCTAAAGAGATACCAGGTAGATTAACCGATTGGCAAAAATACTGTAACGCACCAACTCTATTGAAAGTCAATAAGAATTTGGTGGGTTGTAGAAAGTTCGTATTTTGTGGATTTCTATTTACTGTTGTCATATTACTATTTAGGTACCTATTTTAACGCACTTCCAACCCTTATGTTGTTTCAATATACCTTGAGACACCTTAACCATGTTGCCTTGATCCAAGTTATTTTCTTTACAAAATTTATGTAAATTGTTTATTATTATAATTTCTCCGTTCGGTGTTGTTATTTCCCATCTTCTACACAAAGCCTTAGCTACGGCAATTTTTTGTGATTCTGGTTGTTTAAAACCTATGCGGCTTAGTCTAAGTTTCTCAACATCATATACTCCTTTAGCCCATCTTTGTTTTGCTTTGATGCTGTTTTTTTCATTAGATTCTTTTGTGTGTTTATCAAATCCACCATCAAGTCCGTTTTCTTCTTTTAAGTTAGCCCATTCTTTGGATTCCACAATATTATTTTCTTTCGAAAAATTCAAAGCATATTCTATCAATTCTTCTTTGTCGGTAAAAAGTTGATACCAAACTGTTTCAACATTTTCTTCTCCATGTTTTTTGATGTGTCTTTTCCAATGTTTACCGGATCCTGAATATAACAAGGGGTTTTTGATTGTTTTACCAAAATATTTTAAACCTGTATCCTTGTGTTGTTTAATGTATAGATATGTTTCTTTCATTCTGACTCCTATATTGTCAATAACTATATGTATTTATACAACAAAAAAAGGGAACCTTTCGATTCCCTTTTAAAGTACCACTCTTTTTATAGGTGGTTTAAACTATATTTACATATAGTTGTTAACAATCACATTAAATTTTTCACTCCGAAGATACGGTAGTAAACGTTTGATTGAGAATCCAATTTACCTTGGCCTTGTGTAGTACCTTCAGCAAATGGGTTTGCAACCATACCATAACGTGTCTTAAATCCAATTTTTGGTTGGAATGTATACTGGTCAACTGCACGAACCATTTGTAACGGAACGTAAGGACAGTAGAACAAACCAGCGTCATAAGGAGAAGAACCCTTATAACCAACTGTTACCAATTCTTGGTTAGATGTATAACCACCAAAATATGGATCAATATAAACCTTGATACGACCATGTAACATACCAGCAAATGTATTGCCTGTATCGTCAACTTGCAAGTCAGCTTGTAGTGCTGGTGTGTATGATAATACGCCTGCCATAGCCATTGCAGAAGCAACGTCTGAAGAAACGATTAACACGTTACCTTTACCTCTACGAGTCTGTTTTGCAATTACGTTAGCATCACGTTCAATTTGGAAAATCAAACCTTTGAAACGTTCAACTGACCAACGACCGTTTGAGTCTGTATCTAAGTCAAAGAAACCTGCTGTTGTTGTACCGTATTGTGCACCCAACTTAGCGTTGTTGTAAATAGTACGGATAACTTCACGGTTAATCTCAGCTAAAATCTCTGTAGACAGAATGTTTGACAATTCTGTTTCAGCATCCAAGCCATGAATTGCTTTCAAGTCTTGTGCTAATTCTAATGAGTATTCAGCTTTCAACGCACGAGATTGAGCAGTTACAGTAACTTTCTCAATTGTGAACGCCATTTGCTGGAATGCTGTGTTAGAATCAGAACCCAAGTATTCAGCAAGGCTTGTTGGCATTGCGATACCAGTTGTTGTATTAGCAGAAACTTGGTTTTGGAAGTTTGTACTTGTATCTGTTAATGCAGTACCAGTGAAACCGTATGGGTTAGCAACTGATGTTACACCAGAGAAAGCAGTATTTGCTTCGTTATAGAAAGCTTCTGTACCACCGCCAGCAAATGGTGTGCCTTGGTTTGTGTAACGAGCACGCATTGCGAAAATCAAACCTGTTGGACCTGTCATTGGTTGTACACCAGCAACATCATACGCAATCAAGTTTGGTAATGAACGGCGAACCAAACTGATTAAGATTGGATCAAAGTTGTTTACACCACCAGTAACGTTTGTTGGACCTGGTTCAGCATATTCGTTCAACTGACGCTTGTCAGCTTGCATAGCTTGGTGTTGGTTTTCCAATACTAAAGCAGTAACTGCCTTTTTATATGGATCTTTAATAGCTTCTAATTCTGGATGTTCCAGAACTGGTTGCCATTTTGCTTGTAGTTCTTCAGTCATGTACATAGTTTTTAACTCCTTGTTATTATTTTTTGGTAAGTTTATTTATTATTTTACCAAAGTCTGTGATATTGTCTTTGCATATTGAGCGATTGAAGAATCTGTAGAAACTGCTTTCTTTTCTTCTTCAACTTCAACACCTTCGTTCAGAGTAGAACTGCCGGCA